ATCCGATAGAATTCGCCCGCTCTTTCGCGGTTTCATAATCAGAGGCAAACGCCAAAAAATGCACCACATAGCGGGGGTTGCCGTTAACGTCATTATTCACTTGATAAAACTCAACGCCCGAAACACTTTCGCAGTTATTCATTTCACACCCCCATTAATTGACAAGGCCGCACTAATACAAGCGACAAATAAAAACCCCAGAAAACCAATTAAACAGCCCGCATTGGGTTGCAATATATAAGCGCACCCATAAAGCGCGCCGACCAAAAAAAGCCCGCTAGTGATTACTAAGCCCCGGTTATTCATTGCCGTATCCCTCGACTAGGAACATGGCAACATGCCCAACAGGTATGCTTAAAAGCGTAAACAAAAGCCCGTACCCGAAAAGAGTTTCAGAGCCAACAAATGCAGCAATATTGACTAAGGCAATTCCGCAAACTAATAAAAGCAATATCAGAGAAAAGCCGACAATTTCGATTCGATTAAACATAAAAAACCCCGGTTATTAATTTCGGCGCGATATAGCGCCATGGAGCGAACATTACAGCGCGACCGGCGTAGTGTAAACAATATTGCTTATAATATTTTGGACTAGTTATATTGGTTTTTATGCCCCCTTATTTTTGCTTATTTCTCCCCCCTTATATCGCCCCTCCCTATACCTACAAAAAACCCCGCCCAAAATCGCCCCGAGCGACTCGCCCGAGTCAAAAGCAATCACCGGGAACAATTCCCCCGCAAAAATGGGGAGCAACTCACCCAAAACAAAAACCCCGCGCAAAATTGCCCGAGAATTTCCGCCCTTGCCAGAAATTGATCACTTTTTGACCAATCCGGCCGGATTTTTGCTATTTTTAACCGATTCGCCCCGAAATGTGACGCTTTTTGTCACTTTTGGGCATTTTTGGTCACTTTTGGATGTTCCACGCATGTTCCACGCTATCCGTGGGATAGCCATGGGATAGCCTTCGTATTTTGGTTATTTTTTGATCAATTTCCGTGCCCCGAGCACTTTTTTTGCCAACCGTGGGATAGCCTTTGTATTTTTGGTTATTTTTTGACCAATCTGCCCGACCCGAGCACTTTTTTTGCCAACCGTGGGATAGCCGATCAAGAAAAAGCTATTTTCGGAATCGCTGGGCAAAAAAAAGGCCATCCATGGGATAGCCTTGAGCACAATTCTTTTTATCCGTGGGATATTAAAACCCTGTTGGGCGTCTATTCTTAGATGTTCTTATGGCCTTCCTAAGAGAGACGGCTAGCTGCCTACGAAAGTATTGCGGAGCATGGTCTTGAACTACTTTATATGCGTTAAAAGACTTATTTTGACTTCGATTTCCTCTAGACCAGCTAACCATCAGCTTAATCTTGCCTCTAGCCTTTCCTCTTTTGCTATATCCTGGCTTTCCAGTTCTTTTCCAGATACCTCTAAACCTTTCTCCTCTCCTACCTCTAGGAATGCCAAGAAAAAACTTAGAGTCCCCTTTTGCTCTCGCGGTATATTTGTTTTTACCCCCTCCCGAGGGTATATTGCCGAACTTATCAAGCCTTACGCTTACAGGCTCAGAAAGCTTTTTTCTCTTAGCTATAACTTGTCCACCATCAATAATAGTCTTCATGTATGGTCGATCTGCGGCGTAATACAAAGTTCCCTGTAAATCTCTTTTCTTGCTTGATTTGTAACGTATGCCTGCCCTAGTGAATCTAGTTGGCCCGCCCTGTATCTGCCTATCCATTGCCTTCTGCTGTTCTATTCGCGAGGCTATCAGAGTTCTATTTATGGCATGGGACATGGCGAAAGGCACTTGCCTTCTCCACATTGGATCAACAATGTCTTCTAGTGCCGCCCGATTTAACTTCATCTCTATCATCGATCACCTCTTGAGGTATCTATGGAATGGCCGCTACGAATCTGGATGAGGTATGGGTTCAGACCAATATACCCCTCGCGTTCTGCCTGCTCTAATTTGGCCGGTGACAATGTCATCATCCTCCATTGGATACGACTCAACCGTGCCATCATCAAACGCAACCAAGTACGTGCCCGACTCATTAGGCATTCCACCCGCTTCGATTAGATTCCAATATATATTGACCGCTTGCTTCATGGCTGCAATCTCTTAATTGTGCAGTATGATATTAAAAGTGCCGCAGTTGACCGAATTAAGCCCAATGAAATAACTGGCTCGACCGGCATCCGGCCTTTTGACGCTGCGGCTCGCCACGGAGTTTTGAGCCAGCCCTATTTTATCACCCTGCTGATCGTAGGTCTTTTATCTTTCCTAAAGACCTGCGGGCATCGAATGATCTCTAGTGGTGGCTCTGACGCCGCCCATAGCGGAGTGACAGACAAGTCCATCATTATGGCGAAGTCCTCACCAAACCGCTCTGCCATCTGGCAAGCTGCCTGTATAGCAACTAGCGCATCACCACTATCATATTCTGTAACTAAATCGCCTACTTCACTCATCGCCTTTAACCAGATTCCTGTACTGTCTCATCGCAGTCTTATCATCAATCGAATCGGCGATAAACGCAAGCATCTGCTTCTCCACCAAACGGTGCTTGAGAAGCTCTGATGCCATTGATAGCTGTTGATGTGGTAGCAGTGACTTCCAGTGATATCTACGGGATACGAAAAACTCTAAGGTTCTATCATCGACCGGCTCGCTCATGCTACCTCCTCAGATATCCACTCTCTAAGCTCTGGGTGCTGCTCTCTGATCTTCCTCGCGGCTCGGTAAAGCAGCGACTTTACAGCGTCCTCGGTGATACCAAGAGCCTCAGCGATCTCGGATCGAGTCATATAGGTCTCATCCATAAATCAAAGCTCCTCAAGCGGTTTAGAGGCTAGAAAATTAGAATCTTCAAGCGTCTCATTATAGACTTCTTGAAGATCGGTTATCCAATCCTTGAGAGCGTCTAGCTTTGAGAGGTCATCAAGATCAAAAAACCGGCTATGAATGAGAACGCTGCCCTCGTTATCAACATCAAGAATCAGCTCGCCAAACTTGTCCCCAGCAATCATCATTTGCAAGCCTCCGCATAATTGCCCTTATAGTCCGGCCAACCCCCTTTCCCGCCAGATTGAATGTGCACAGATACCATCTTGCAATAACTTGCTAGATGAAGCTCCTCTTCTTTCATGTCGCCGCTCCCGGTCGCGCCAAAGAACAACAAGATCACACCCATTGTTAGAACTGCTAATTTGATTTCACTCATTTTGTTACCCTCCTTTCACCACGTTATTGTGGCTTGCCAACTGAATATACTCATCTGGTTATTAATGTTCAACACTTTTGATGATTTATTTTAGTTCCAGCTAACCAATTGATACTCTGGGTCATCCTCCATCTTTTTTAGCTCTTCTCGGTAATGCTTGGCGATCTCTGCTCTCAAGAGCTTGTTAGTCTTCATTATTCCCTGAGACTTCTCCCTCAGAATTTCCATATGACCATCACCAAACAATTGATGGCAAAGGCGAGACATCTCTAGCGGATTCTCTGTCATTGCCCGATGATGATAGTGGCACATGGCGAACGCGTTATCGGCTGACCATCTCACAACCTTATTTCTGCGGCCGTATATATGACAGGATTCGAGTGTGTCCTCTCTGCCGCAAACCAAGCACCACTTGTCTCTTTTGCGTATGGCCTTTGAAAAGGCAATGTCAGCGGCATCTCGCTTTATTGGCATTAGTGGATTTCCCCTTTTTCATTAGAGCCGACTTCAATGACCTCGTAGTCAGCGACCAAGTTCTCTAGCCACAGGTTGTAGAATTTATCGATAGGCATATCAATAGTAATACCGTCTGGGAATGTATCAGTATAAACATCCGTGTGATTTGGGTTTGATATGCTGGTAGTAGCACCGCCAATGTTTGCTGTAAGTAGAATGGCGCTACCCTTTGGCAACTTAACGACCGTCAAATCAATCATGTTCTTGGCCTCACTGTTACGCGCGCAATCTCCCCATCTGTTTTGTGGTAGGTGATTACCTTTGCTCCGCGCTGAGATACCCAGCCTCCACGGGCTGCATAAGCGTCACGAGCCGCAAGAGTTGGGTGCTGCTCTGCGATAGCCCCGCCATCCTCTACGACCTTCTCGTGATGATAATGCCCTGTATGGATGTAGCAGGTATTACTCAGTCCCCACATTTCTCGAAACCGTGGCTCGCTAGCAAACAGTTTATGCAGGTTTGCAAGTTTCATCTTGTGACCGTGATGAAAGCCAATCATCGTTTGACCGTGCAGGTATGCGTAATACGGGAACTCATTATCAATGATCTCTACTCGTGGTTCGTCAGCGAATACGTGCTTGATATGCTTTCTAAGCCAGATACTTCCACTGATGTCGTGATTGCCTTCCGCAGAAACTACAACAACCTTCCCGTAGCGTTTAAGCATCATCTTTACTGCCTCTGTCATTACCGACATCGACATCTCTACCAGCTTTCCGTAGCGTGTATCAGCATCAAGGATATGACCAGACTGCGGAGTGACCGCCAGCATTCCATCCCAGTGTAGGAAGTCACCTAGCTGGCAAAGAATACCCGTGCCGGACTTTGGAGTTGCCTTAATCATATCGCTGATTGAGTTTAAGAATACATCTCTAGCTATCTGCATATCCCAGTCATCGCCGGTCTCGGCTTCCCAGGCATACATACCGAGGTGGAAATCTGTGATGGTCAAAAGAGAGACGAGGTCATCGTCTGCTGTTGCTGGCGGCTTGCTAGGCTTGAATGACTTCAGCCCTTCCATAGCGTTCTCAAGGCGCTCAACCAGTATCTCAAACTGACGCTGCTGGTCTGTCTGAGACTTAACCCACTGGCGAACAGGCTTGCCGTCCTCATCGTAAAAAGTAGAAACGCCCTTGATCTTATGACCATCTGGAACCGGGTGATGCCAGTCGTGGCCTGGCGAGTAGCCTTGATTTGCCGCCTTTTTCAATAGGCGAGCTTTAGAGCTGCGCCACGTTCTCTCGTCACCACCGTTCTCTTTGCATACATGGCTAAGAGGTCTGCCTTTAACTATAACCTCTTCAACTATCGTTTTTTGCAAGTCACTCCCGCAAAACTCAACTAACGGATGATCCATAACGTACCCCCTTAAAAATTACGCCAATAGTATCATTTGCCGCCAAATCGCACACTTATGGCGTATTTCTCAGCCAGAGCCTTAGACATCACCTGATAAACTTGATCGACCTCTTCAGGATCGAGCGCACTGGTCTCATCTTTATCAAATAGAATTTTTTGTATCCCAACCCACATGTATTTTTTTACCAGCTCCATGCTTGGCTCGATCTCGATTCCCTGTTTAAGTACATCACGGAAATCGTGGCCTCCCGCAGCAAGATGGTGAGCCACTTCGCGGCAGTACGCATGGATCGCGCTATTCTGCTTACTAGTGCGATTGCCCTTGGCGAGATTGAACGTAATGCACTTGTCTTTATTCGCGTTGATAAACTCAATCAACTGCTGTCGCTGAAAGTCATTATTGACCTGCCAAGACTCACCCATAACAATCCTCCGGCTTTAACTCTGGCTTATAAGTTGCTGGCGAATCTTCACTTGTTTGCTTTCGGGTTCTAAAGAACCCCTCATGCTCTGGATACGCTCTCATAAATCGCCTTGCATAAAATGATGGATAGTTATTGCCAACCTTAAACTCAGCAACGCCATCGCCACCAGCGTCTTTCTCCCACCTAATTCGCTCAAATACGGCCTTAGCTGAATAGTTCTTATAGCCCTTATTAATCATTTGTAACGTAAACGAAACAAACATAGACCAAACTTCTGGATGCTTTCTATGGTACTGCGTCACTTGCTCGCGCATTTCTTCTAGCCTAGTCATTTCCATTGCATTCTCTCTCAATCAAAATATCAATGTAGTGCTTGGCCTTCCGCAAGTCCTCGATGCCGTTTTTATCGCGCCACCGAGTCACATACTTGATGATATTGGCCTCGCAATATCCGAGACCATTTTCAATGATGTAATCAATCGGCTGAATCTTTAGCTTCTTATAATGCTCCCCGCCAACCTGTATGCTCGTTGCCGAAAAAGTGCATTCCTTTGTAGTGTTCTTTTTCCCCACAGTCATTACTCCTCCAACTCATTCGCATGTATTTAGCCATTTGGTGCGCTCTGACATACTTTGTCACGCCTCGAACCTTAGAGCACCTGTTAATCATATCCATAGACATCAACGTCTCAATGGCGTTGTATGCCGCGCCCTTATCGCAGCCAGTCCGGTTCACGATGTCATTTACCGTGAAGGTTTGCCACGTTAAAAACTTCTGAGTGTTCACAAAATCCATTGCAACCTTCTTTGTCATATACCCTCGATAAACAGCTTCGCGCCGTTCTTTGACTTCTTGAATGATCGGCCTGCTGTCTGATACAGGTTAATCGTACCCTCAAACTCTGCCGACCGCTGCTTCGCCACAATCAGCTTTAAGTCTGAACCATTCTCTATTTCCTCTACCTCTCTGGCTGTCAACTGTGCTCGATACTCCTGCTTTTGAAGTGCCGACTTCCTTAGCTTGTTGTGCCAGACGATGAACAAAAGATGCGCCTGGTCGGTAATTGTCCCGCCACCCCGCACATCAAACCGTGTCGGGATATACTCATCGCCTCCGCGCTCTGGCTTGCGAACGTGATGCACAACGCAAATGTGAATCTTGAGAGCCTCGGCAAGCCCGACAAGCTGGTTGAAGAATAGCCGCTCCCTTTCTGTGTCATCTGTCACCCCAGTAAATTGTAGGTTATCAATTGCCACAACCTTGCAGCCTCGCTTTGCCATCGCGCTGATCGCACCAAGGCACTGCAACGGCTTAACGCCACCCAAGACCCGATACCAATAAACTCGATCTTTAGCCCATCGAATGAATCTCTCGCCGTACTCTCTTGGCGGGTTATCACTAGCGGCTGACTGTTGGCACATCAATTTAGACGTATCGATAAGTGGCATCTCAAAGCTCGCAAGACCAACTTTTACGTGCTGCGCGGCATAAGTGAGACATTGAGAAAGCACTGTAGATTTTTGGTGTCCGTTAATGCCAGCCCACACCGAAATCTCAGATGGCCTCAGACGCACCAGATCGCTCACCTCAGCCCAAGGGAGCTGAACCCCGCTTTGGGTAGGGTTTGCCTCTAAATGCTCTAAGAACTCCTCTGAGAAGCTATCAATGCCTACTACATCCAAATCCTCTACCTGAGAGTAGATTGATTGCAAGTCTTTGTCGGTGAAGTCCTCGACCTCACGCTGTGGAATTGTGTTCATATCTCAAACCCTCCGCTTGAGCCTGACTGTTTGCTATCCTGCTCATCCTCCCACCTTCTTTGATTTATAAATGTGGCGGGGAATGGAATATATTGCTTCTCAGTGGAAAACTGATAACCACCAAGAGCACCGAGTAAAGCCTTTTGATCCTTCACTGTCAAATTTTTAAATGACTGCTCTGCCTTTGGCTTGCCAACTTTTTTGGGGTAGTTAAACCAGAACTCATCGAACCTTGAACGCCATGATGGTTCTTTTGGTGGTTCAATGATGGTTAGAGTTCCAATATCGGTACTACTGAAAGTACCAATATCGGTACTACCGCCAGTTCCAATATCGGTACTACTAACACCGCTTTTAATAAGTCCGAAATCGGGGCTAATAGCCAAACAGTAGATGGTGGATTTATTGTACCTCTTGATTTTTTTCAATAGCCTGGCGTCATTCAAAGCCTTGATTGCGGTTGCTACCGTCTTCCGATTAGCACACGATCTAGCGCATATATCCTCGTAGCTTGGATAGCAGTAACCGTTACTGTCGGCTCTGTCTGCTATTGTGAGAAGGATGCATTTCTGTGTTGCCGATATACCACTTACTTCATTAAGCGCCCAGTTGATCGCCTGTATGCTCACTCCATACCCCTTAACAATTCATCAGCCTCACCAATTAATACCTCGGCTACTACCGTAGACACAAACCCGTTCTTCTGTCCGCCACGCTTTAACGCCTGAGCGTATCGCGCCTTGTCTTGATCTGACAGCCTTTGACCTGACTTTTTTGCATACTCTGCAAGCTCAACCACAAAGTCCTCAAGCTCTTCACGTTTAGGTGGAGCCATAGCCCTATAGTTGTCATTAGGTGGAAACAGCGCCGACCAGTCTAGGCCGATAGCTGTGATAATGTCTAGCGCACCGCAGCCACTCCAGCACTTGAGTAAAACCTTACCCTCTGGCGTTTCACTGACTGACAGTGATGGTGACAAATCGTTATGAGCTGGGCAAGTTGCTATCCATTTGCCCTCGCCTGTGCGCTTATACTTCTGAACTCTCTCAAGAATATCTTTTGCTGACATCGACTACCTCCGATTATAATGAGGTCAACTACCCTCCGTAGTCCCACAATCCCCTGTGGGTTTGCGCCCGAAATGGGCGCTTTTTTATGCCACAAATTCACTAACTGTAACGTCAAGTGCGTCACATATCCTAAGAACCAGATTAAAACTCAAGTCCCTGGAGTTGCGCCACCTCGACAACTGCTGCGGCGTTGTGTCCAGACGTTTCGCTAGCTCGACACCACTCAGACCCTTTCGAGCCTGAGCAGCCTTGAGCTTGTCACCCAAGTTGATGACCATTAGAACGGCACGTCTTCTGATGCTACTTGCTGCTGTGGAGCCTGATCTGGCTTCCAGCTATCGAGCTTGGCGTAGCCCTTCCCAGCGCGTGAGACTAGGAAGTCCATATTAATCCACTCCTCACTAGGATTCTCCTTCATGTATCCCTGCATCCACTCGCGGAACTGCGACACGTTAATGCTCATCTTGCAGATCACAAAATCAGGTGACCGTTCGCTTTTTACTTTTGGATAAATACCACCCACCATATCGCTCATTTTTACTCTCCTAATCGCGCTTTTCGCGCCTGGTTAAATTCATCACTTTTTAGAGCCTTGCGCTCTGCGGTAGTGAAGATACCACCCTTCGATGGAGCAACCCACAACGCTTTTTTCTCGTCGTTGGTAAGCTCCTCCCAAGCCTCGGCCAGCTCATCCCACTGACCATCTTCAATCGCCTGCTTGATACAAGCAACCGACGACCAGCACTCTTGAGCTACTCTATTGTGCTCCGCCAACTCGTCAGGTATTTCCTTTGGAGCAGCCTGGACGGCTTGATTTCCATCGTCATCGGCTGAAGGTATCCCGGCAATTGACTGCAAAGCGTAACGTCTTGCGTACGTTATTGCGGAGCCGGTAGCCTGCGCGTCAAACTTAGCTAACGGCAATGTATATCCCTGACGGATATACTGCCCTGAAGTATGCATTAGCATAGTCACAACGCCAGCCGACTCGCCTTCTCGAATTGGGAACTGAGTGTAACTCAGGCCGTGATTAGCGAATGGCTGCTTAACCGCTCTGACAACCTCACCCAGGTCAGCGTATTTAGATTTAAAGAATGGGTTTGCTGCATCCTTAACCGCCGCACCCATCTCTCCCTGAGCCGCTGCTAGCGCCTCTGCTAATTCATTGATGTTCTCGCTCATTTCCATGATAACTACCTCCTAGTAGCACTTAGCTTCTAAATCGATCAGGTCATCGATTAGAGTGGTCATTATGTAACCGAAAATAGTGTACTTCGCCTGAGTAACAGACGACCCGCAAGCCATAGGCTCGAACAGGTTAGCAACCCACTCAAGCCTGCCCCTCTCAATGCAAGGCGGCACGATGTCGTCCAGCCAATCTGGTCGTCGCTTGAAGAAGTCAACGATAAGCCGCTCAAGCAACTCATCGTCATTAAGCGCGATGTCACCATCACGCCAGTGTGGGCTTGTATTGTCTAGCCATTCAATCAATTCCATAAAACTCACTCCGTTTTTAATGGCCGTCTACGCAGCCGATGAGTGAACTTTACGCTAGCAGCGCAACGCTGTAAACATATTTGATAATTATATTGGCGTGCTTTTAGACCGTGTTGTTATAACGATTTACTTCTTATTACTTTTCTTTTCTTTGTTGCCGAAGATGCGATCCCAGTTTTGGTCGATTTTCTTCTTATCTTCTGGTCGGCGCTTTGAACCTTTGGACATTAGTAACTCCAGATTGTTGGGCTTGGTAGGTCTGTTGACCAATCGAGATGAATGAAGCGACTGCTTCCTTTCTGATTTACGCCGACACGCTGTACTCCATGCCGGAGAGCGATTTTCAGCAACTTTAGCGCATCGGCACGGTCAACGGCCAGGTCAACCGCTTTTCCCTCTGTATGAGCGCCTGGAGTAGCTTTAACAGCCTCTATCGGATGCTTGCTGCAACGATACCCAGAGGTAACAGTAATAGGCCGACCAAAATCACGCCTAATATCATTGAGCTTATCAAGAGCTTCATCATCAAACTTGTACTCCCCACAGCCGCACTTACAGCGCAGCTCGTCCTGACTAAAGTAACTCACTCGCGCCAGCTCTTAATTAGCGCGTAGACCATTAGAGCGGCAATGCCGATTGAGCCAAGAACGTAAAGGGCTGCTACAACGGTCAGCATCATTGTTTGATCGTCTTGGCGATCTTCTCGCCAGAGCGTCCAAGTATGTAGCCACCCAAGCCTATCTCAAGCAGTGTCCACGCCTCATCCCTGAGCGGCGCAGTAAGCCATCCCATAGAGTCGCCTACCGCTAGGCAAAGGAACGTGAGCATTGTGATTGGTCGCCAGTTGGCAGTCAGCCAGTGGTTCGAGGATGCTTCTGCGTGAACGATTTTAGACTGTGACTCGATCAGGCTGGTCTCGTAATCAAAGACCTTCTGCATGGCTGCGGCCTGCACATCGAGAAGATGACCTTTAGCCTGTAGGCGCTCATCCTCAGATGTATGCAGCTCGTCAATAAGCTCTGCCGCTGGCTTGAATATACCCGCGATTAGTTCGGTAACACCGATCATTTATCGGCCTTCTCGTCTAGCTTCTCAAGAATCTTGTTAAGCATATCCTTGATCTCCCTGATCTCACGATCATGATTTGATTTAACGATGTCCGCTTGATTTTGTAAAACCGCAAGAGCCGTGTGGTGTTGCTGTTGCTGTCGATACATCATTACAACAACCGCCGCAATCGGCGCAACGATCCATCTCAAAACCAAATCGACAACTTCCATAACTACAACCCTTGATCTTTAATTAGCGCCGCAGCCCTTGCAACGTCATTGGTGTGAGATTTCTCACAGTGGTCGGCCTCAAATGGAGATGCAAGCCAATCAACTAATATACGCATTTTACCCCAGAATCGATTTTGGCGTAAACGCCATGAGCGACCAGAGATCGACTCGTTTGGGTTCTCGCCAAAGAAGATAACCACATTTGCCAACTGGCTTGCGGCATCACCGATACGCTTTAGGTATCTAAAGAACGGCAGCAGCTTTGAATAGTTCATCTAATCCTTTCTCGTCAAGTCCCAGTGCAGAGCCTAACTGTATCACCCAAGGTGAATTGCGCTCAACAGATACGGCATACTCCCACTCGATCTGTACTATCTCTTGCTGATCCGCTGGAAGTGACGCGATGATCTGATCGATGTTAGATAACTGACCGCGCTTGGCTAGTTCTAGTCGTGCTTGGCGTGGAGTCACAACAGTAAAAGAACGCCAGTTATTTAGAAACTCTGCCTTCTCTTCTTCTGTCATGTCGTGAATTGTCCAGCCAACAGTAGCCTGCATTGGGTCTTCAATTAGATTCAGAGTTATGTACTGAGTAAAAAAATCGTACTCAGGCTGAGGCTCTATTTCTGGCGCATAATTAGGATCAATGTCTTCGCGTACTACAGGCGGCTCGTAGCTGCCAGACCCCTCAGTAGGTATCGTTACCTCTTCTGGGTGCGCGTCCTGACGCTGCCAAAACTCTACCGCTACAGCAGCCCCTCCGTGAATAATAGATGCGATGTGTTCTTCCGAAAAGTCGGTCGGGTTATAAGATCGCGTAAAGTCTGGATAGCCATCACATTTATAGGCTACCACAAGGTATTCTGCCTTTGGCTCTATTCTTTTGATTTCGTATGTGTAATCCATGATTTCCTCTTTAAGCAATCTGGTATCTAATTATTACAATGCCTTGGTAGCCGCTGCCGCCGCCCGTATAGTACTCGCCATTGTTTGATGATCCACCGCCTCCGGAAGCGTAGTTAGTAGCATCGCCGCCCTCTAGTGGCGGAGTAAAGTAGTCGCCACCAATACCGCCGCCACCTGAGCCGCCAATACCGCCTTCGCCGAAGTTATGGCCGATATAAAAAGCAGCACCACCACCGCCACCGCCATAACGCACCCCGTTAATAGCTACTCGCCCTGCCCCTCCATTACCTCCGTAAGTAAAACTGAAATTACCGGCACTTCCATTACCCGCAGAGCCAGCGCCTCCGCCTCCCATCCCTCCGTTATTGTAATCAAGACCAGCAGCACCAGAGTAAAAGCTATTTGAGCCTCCATTGCAGGGTGATCTATCGCCGCCACTAGTACCCCCCGTTGAAGATGTAAGGCCGGTTACGCTTGTTGTTCCTCCAGCAGAGCTGGCATACGTAGAGCCTCCACCGACAGTCACTGTTTTTGATCCGACCGCAGCCGCAACGTTAAACAGCCTTCTAGTTCCTCCGGCGCCTCCGCCTCCATGCCTTTCACCTCCGGGGCCGCCACCGCCAAATAGCTCATAAGTAATCGTGTTACTAGCCGCTCCCTGAGCTATTGAGTTAATAGTAAAAGTTCCGCTAGACGTAAACGTATGGTAGCGGTAAATCCCAGAAGTGGTGATAGTGCCGCCTGACGCTGAGATGGGAGCAAAGTTAGCCTTACCATAGAAGTCATAAATGCTTATTGTTCCAGAACTGGGAATTCCCGATGCAGCCCCCCAAAACTCTGATAGCGAGTGAGGTGCTGCCGGTGAAAAAGAAGAAAACTCAGCCTGTATATCATTAATGCTTAGTGGTACACCAACATTGGGTAACGCCATTACTTAGCCCCCTTCAGTGCCTCGACCTCGGCTTTCAGGTCTTCGATTTGCACTTGCTGCTCTTTAATCGCTTCAATTAACAAGCCAACCATGTTGCCGTAGGCTACCGAATAATGACCTTCCTCTGTTCCTGTAACGGCCTCTGGCAGTACCTCAAGAACCTCTTGAGCAATAACGCCGGTCTGTCGGACGGGCTTATCTGCCTCGCCTGTTAGCTCGTCATATTTAACATCGGTTCGATCAAAGGTATAGCCATTTAACTGACAAACTTTATCCAATGCGTCAGGGATGTGCTCGATGTTGGTCTTAACTCGGATGTCAGAGTAGGCAGTGACGTTTCCAGATGTCCAAATATTACTACCAATCGCAGCCGTACCATTACCAGCCTGACACCATACAGCCATGTGACCACCGGCCATAGCTCCGCCGGTAGCGTTGTTGGTGTGCTTGTATGCTAGGCCGTATAGGCTGCCAAAGTCTGCTCCATTAGCGGCGTTGCGGTAAGAACTCCCCATAGACCAAATGTGGTTTGTCTTAGTAGAATCGTAGTGCCCATAAACCCCGTGATCTCTATAACCGGTTTCGTTACGAATGTCCGCTCTTACATACATAACGGCAGTAAGGTAGTCGGTAGCATCAGACCTCAAGAAAGAAGTGCTGTTTATTCCGTCCAGTAAACCTGCGTTTGAAGCCGTTGCAGCGTTGCCGGTACAAGACGCTGAAGAGCCTGTGATATTAGAGCTAATGGTAGCTGGCAGTCGTGCATCACTAATAGTGCCGCTAGATATATTGGTTGCGTTTAAACTAGTAAGCCCTGAGCCGCTCCCGCTGAACGTAGTAGCGCGCAGCGTTCCGGTGCTAGGCTGTATATCAACGGCTGGGGTTGAGTACACCGTGTCCCCTGAGTGCCAAACGACATCGTAGCGAGATGATTGCGAGCTTTGGCCGCTGTTAACGTCTACTTTGTCAGCCCATGTAGCTGTGGCTGCGTTTCCGGTACAGGATGCCGAGCTACCCGTAACATTTATTGCCCAATTGCCTGATGCGCCAGAGCCTGTTTTGCTTACCGTGTAGTCAGTGTAATTTGTTGATGCAAGAATTTCAGCCCATGCGTCATAGTCGGTATTCCATCCGGTTCGCATCCAAACTCCATTGGAGCCGTCTGTTCCGTTATGTGTCGCGTAAAGCTGGAATTTTGCTTGACCGCTAACAGCCCAATTCATTAACGCGCCATACATATACGCACTTGGTCGATTAGCTCCCGAGGCATTTGTTACAGAGTAATAGCCAGACTCCGTGCC